TATTTGGAACATATACGACGATATTTGGAATGGTATGACTTTTAAAGAAAGTTTATCTGGATATGATATTAATAAATAATAGAAAGGCAAAAAATGAAATTACAAATAGAAATACATAATAAAAAGAGTTTAAAAGATAAAGAGATTTATAGAGTAATAGATTTTTTAGAATCTATAAATTATGATGATGTTATAAATGTTTTAGATGGTAACTATATAACTCTTGGTAATGATGATTTTTTAAGTTTTAAAAGAGTTAAGTAATGTTAATAACTAATATTATAACCCTTATATTTGGTTTAGAGTACGGCAATCCCTTACCCCTAAGATTAGTCTTAGAAGTTGATTGCCTTTATAACCCCCACATTGTGGCTCGTCATACGGCTCGTAATATTTTATAAATGAACTCGTCTATTACGATTAATCCCAACGATTCGGCTATGTTCAAACCCCTCTTTGTAACCGATTTTATAACCAATATCGCAAAGAGTTGTAAACCAAAAACAATATTGGGTAACAAATATAAAATGACTAGATTTATAAAACAAGAACTATTTTAATTTATATTAACAGAAAATAATAGTTGCATAAAAGAAAAAGATGTTTTAATTTAACAAAAACGTAAAGGATAAATAAATGGGAAGATATAGAAACTTAACAGAATTAGAAAAAAAAGACTTAGCAAGATATACTAAGAGATTAAAATTTAACCCCGATACTCAAAAAGATTATTGGGAAATTATAAAAGACGGCAAAGAAGTAGTAGGAACTGCGTCTTACTCAATGTTTAAATAATATAATTAAGGAGAATAAATGTTAAATAATATTAACGAGGTAATAAAGTCTAAAGGTTACACAAAGAAGTTTGTGTGTGAGAACTTAGATATTAATCAATGTGTGATGAGTTTATTTATAAGTGGAGTTAGGCTTCCATCACAAGATAGAGTAAAAAAAATGGCGAAGTTTTTGGGTTGTAAGGTTACAGATTTATATCCACAAGCCAAAGCCAAAAGAACTACAATATATACTTTTAATTAAGGAGAACAAAAGAATGAATAAAAAAATAACAATAGATATATCAGAATGTGATATAGAGCAGTTTGAAAAACTTGTTCATCACAATTACGACCCATTTACTTGGACATTTGATGGAGTAGATGTAGAGTTTGTGAAAGCAGGGGAGGAAGAATGAATAAAGTAAAGGCGATAAGTAAATTAAGAGGTATGTTGGGTTGGAGTGATAGAATAGGCTCCGATGAAGTTTCTGAGATTTGTGAAATTATAAATTTGTTAGATGACAACAAAATAAATATAAATAAAACCATTGATAATTGGAGGAGGAAATAGAATGAATATGAAAGACTTAGCAAAAAAGTATAACTTAACTAAAGACGATTATTGGAAAGAGCAAAGAAGTGGTAAATATATAATAACTCACGATGCTTGTGAGAAAATAGCCTCTAAAGAAAAGATTGTATTTGGACCACCACAAGTATTAAATACAGAGCAAAACTTTGTAAGAATGGTTGTTTCAGGTAAAAAAGGCGAAGCAGTTGTTTGGAGTATTGGCGAAGCAGATAGTAAAAATTGTAAGAACTTATATATGGGAAGTATGGCTGAAAAACGTGGTAAAGATAGAGTTATACTAAAACTTATAAATGCCTATGAGTATGGTATATATTCAGACGTAGAAGCAGATAGTTTCGCCAAACCTAAATCTATGTATGAACATAGAACTGAGGAGCAGGTAAAAGAATTTGTAGAACTCAAAGGACACCCTGCATTTGAGGGTTTAGCAGATTACTCAAATAAACAATGGAAAAAATGTAATAGTATAAAAGACTATGAAGATGTCTTAGTAAGAATGAGAAAAGAACGTGATAAGTTTGACGAAATAACAGAACAATAAAAAGGAGAAAGAATGAACTTACCAATACCAATATATTTTTGGGAAGATGATGAATCTGATTATAAACATTATGATTTTGAAGAAATGGCTAGAGCATTAGAAAAAACTATAATGGAGCAACTTAAAAGAAAAGTTGCAATAACAATAATGGAGCAACAATAATGAGTCATCAACACTTAATCAAATTTCACGACTCCGAAGAAGCACAAATGTCTTATTGTAAATCAATAGGTTGTTACTTTGAGTGTGAATGGTGTGTAGGTTACTCAGAATCAATGCCTAAACGTGTAGAATACCCTAAAAAAGCAAAGATTATTGAAACTAAGGTACAAGTGTCAGAAATATCAAAATTTGATAATTTGGCTAAAAAAATAGCAAGTGCTAAGGATTATCCAAATTGCGACCACCCTTTACTTTCAGAAATACTTAGGGTATTTAAAAAATGAAAATACCAAACTATAACAAAATGAGAAAAATATTATGTGTTGATGTGCGTAATGACTATATGTCAATGTCTGATGAAGATGTTTTATATGAATATGTAAAGCATTTTGGAAGCATATTACCATTAAAGGAGAAAGAATGAATAAAATAAATATGGTAGATTTTGCAGAATCTATGTTTGGATATGCAGAGCCTGATTATGATTTAATTAAGTCTGAAATACAAGCAGAATGTAATGATTTTGCTAAAAAGTTAATGAGTATGCAAAAAAATGTACACATTGAATTTAGTGTGTATACATTAAATGAAATAAAAAATGAAATAGGAGAAGTAAATGAAAATAAGTAGAATGTCAAAAGGAGAATGGTCTAAGATAAGAGCATTTTTTGATTTAGAAACAGAGGAAGGCTTTACCTTAAAAGGTTTTAAGGTGGTTGAGGGTATATCAGGTATGTTTGTTGGTTTTCCTAATCAGAAAAACAAAGATGGCGAATATAATGATACTATTTTTGCAGATAAAATATTAAAGCAAAAAGTGAATCAATTAGCATTGGAACATTATAATAATGGTGGCTCAAACCCACCTAAAAATGATGAGGATTTACCATTTTAGTGGAGATACCAATAAGAGAAAATGGGAGAGTTAGGTGGGTAAAGTGTAGCAAGTCTATAATTGAATTATTGACAAGTGAAGCTAAGAGGACTAACCTCCCAATTTCATCAACACAAGAATTTGATAAGTGGTATAACTTGTATAACAAAAAGACTACAAAAAAATTAGCAGTAGCATATTGGAAAAAACATATAACAGAAGATTTAATATTTAAAATTATGAAGCATACTAAAAGTTATGTTAATCAAAATGAAAAATGTTATAGACTAGACCCAATAAGATATTTAAAATATGAAAAATATAATGATGAAATTATTGCTACAGAAAAGAAAGTAGATTTAGATGAATTATATCCCTTTGATAAAAGTGGCTCTGCAAGGCTTGGTAGATGTGCAAGTTGTAATGGGATAGTATTTGGTAATAAATTCACTATAGCAAAAGACGATAGTGATTGTTGTAAAGCAAAAATAAATAAATATAGGTAACTATGGATATAGATATTCAAAAGCTAAAAAAAGATTTAGAAATAGCCGAGCAAGGTTTACAGGCTATTATAGATGAATCTAATGATGCAATAGCAATCAAAATAGCAGAAGATACTTTAGAAGTAATTAAATAAACTTACAGGGCAAGTAGATACATTCGCACAATGTCATATCCCTCCTTAGGATACTTGCCCTCAAAATTGGAGAATATATGCCTAAATTTAAAGGTAGAGAAAGAACGCATAAGAAAAAATGTCCAAGATGTAAAACAGATGATAGAACAAAATGGACTAAAAACGGATATAAATATTCTAGTTATTGTAGAGAGTGCCAAAAATACTATAACAAAAAAAAGAGTAAAAAAATTAATGATAAAATTAATAAGGCGACCAATAATGGTAAATGTTGGTGGGTGCATCAAAGCATTATAGCAGAATTAAATAGCAGGGGTGGTGCAAAATGATTAAAAAAGAATTAGCTTTCGTATGGATTACAAGCGATGGTAGAAGATTTTTAGATAAACAAGATGCCTTGATGTGGCAGGAAGGAATGAACGAAGATGCCGAACAAGAGTAAAGCTAAAGGTAATAGATTTGAACGTGAGATTGTTGAAGCAGTAGAGTTGCACGATATAAAAGCAGTTCGTGCTTGGGGTAGTAACGGAAAAGCGTTGGGAGAACACGAAGAATGCGATATACTTATTGAAGGAAAAATTAGAGTACAAGCTAAAGTTCGTAAGGCTTTGCCGAAATGGATAGCACCATCAGAACACGTAGACGTTCAGATTATAAAAGAGGACAGAGGAAAGATGTATGTAGTACAAGAATTAAATGATTGGTTAGTTAATTTAAAGGAGAATAAATGAAACCTAGAAAAGAAAAAGAATCTAAATCAACACTTCGCAGTAGTTCATATTGCACTAATTTGCCACCTGAAGTTTGGAATGATGTAATGAAGTGGAAAATAAGTGATAATATCATACTTGTACCTAATGTAAAAGATGATACTATTACAATAATGAGAGAAAGAAGAAGTGAATAAACTTAAAATAAAAAGGAGAAATAATGAACAAAGTTAATTTAAACACAAGAGGCAATAGTATGCCATCAGGAAGAAAGTCTATAAGATTGTTTTATGAAGAAATGATTGAAGTTTCAAAAAATAATATAGGTTGTGTAACTGATTTTAATACGATTATTGATGAAAAATTTATATCTATTTTAGAAAAAAGACTTAAACAATTAAGCTATTAAAGGAGAAAAAAAATGAAAAAAACAAGCAAAAAGAATAAAGTATTAGCACATTTAGTATCAGGAAAATCAATAACACCAATGGAAGCTCTTGAGCTTTATGGAAGTTTTAGACTTGGTGCTATAATCTTTGAATTAAGAGATATAGGACATAAAATTAATACAGAGATTGCAAAGGGTTCAGGACACGCTATTTATAGATACGTTAAATAGTATTTAAAATTAGAGATAGGTGGTGGGTTTTGTTCATTCTTCCTACCTTTGGCGTTTTCCCTTTCTTCGCACTATCTCTTTAATTAAGGAGAATAAATGAATTTAGATATAAAGAGTTTTATTATAGGTATGTTAGTAATAATTGTATTATTAATTTTAATGGGTTTTAATGGTGGATTGGGTTCTACATCATATAATCCAGTTTATGTAAAAATAGTATAAAGGAGGGTTTATGTTGATATTTGAAATATTTATTACAATTTATGTATTAATGACTTTACACGGAATGTATTTAACTTATAAAGATTAGGAGAAAAATGGATATAATATTTGGATTTTTATTAACTGCTATAGGTGTTATGGTTATTACGGCTATAGTTATAGAATCAATAGAAACATATTATGATATGAAAGAGAGAGCATCAGATGACAATTAATTGGTATAAATTAATAGCTTATTCATTAATCGTATTTGTTGGTTGTTCATTTTGGTATGCAGTTATAAGCCGATTTATACAAGCATTTTAATGAAAGATTATATTAAGTATATTAAGTCTAAGCATTGTATAGTGTGTGGGGTATCGCCAGTAGACCCAGACCATTTAGAACATTTAGCGATGGGTGGTGCTAATAAAAATGGATTAAAAGACTTTAGTTGTGTTCCTATTTGCAGAAAACATCATACTGAACGTCATAATATGGGTCTAAGGCGATTTGAAGAAAAGTATAATCTTAACTTATGGAAAGAAGCATTTTATTTATTGAGAGGATATTTCGCAGAATGAAATTCGCAGGTAAAATAAAACAAGGCAAATTAACACTTGATGATAATCTTGGATTTAGGGATTATTTAAGGCTAATTGAGGGTGATGTTCACTTAGAAATAAAACCTACCGAAAAGGTGCGTTCTCCACAACAAAACGCATACTATAGGGTTATAATAAGGATATTGTCTAAGGATTTAGGTTATACTGAAGCCGAAATGCACAAGGTTATAAAAGAAAAGTATAATGTAGAATCTACTAAACAATTATCTAAGCCAGAGTTTACTGAACTCATCGAAGAAATAAAAAGATGGGCAGTTATAGAAATGGGTATTGTGCTACCTAATGCTAAGCCAACTCGTCAATCGTCATACTAACCTTATAAACATTATGTGCTTGTTGTTGCACACTAAAAGTATTCTCTCTAAATGTACATATAGCAAATTGGTCAGGATTTCTTCCATCTTCACTATTATCAGGTTGAAATATAAACGGCAGAGTACCACCTAATGTACAATTCCATACAAAATTAAAGCTATTATCTGATAGCATAGGACTTGGTTTAGTTACGTCAGGCTCTACATTATCTGCTATAACATTATTAGATACTTCGTTTTCTATCCACATATCAGTTTCTGCTATATAAGAGAATGATAGTTTCCAACTTCTTAATCCTTTTCTACCTAAACCACTTTTAACTCTTTGGTCAAAATCAGTACCTGTAGTATCAAGTTCAAATGGTGGGTATTTATAAGTTCCATTAGGACCATTCATAGTCCATTCTGTTGGTCCGTCATAATAAATGTTTGATAACGTCTTACCACCTATAGTCTTTTGTGATTTAATGCCATCAAACCGTCTTGACATTGTAAGATTAAGGTCAGGCGAATTAGGACAATCAAAATACTTGCCTACTACTAAAGAACCAAGCTGTTGTGTTCCTACATCAATAAAATTGCTAGTTCCATAATATATACTAAAACTTCTCCAATATTCGTCATCAGAAGTAAAATCAAAAATAGTTGTTCCATTGTAAGTAGGGTTTATTTCATCAGTTGTGTGATAAGAATTTAATATTTCATTTACTGGATTAAATTTAACATCAGTTGTTGTAGGTGTTAATCCGTGCTTACCATAAAATTTAAAAGCATTAGTATTAGAAGCTAAATTGTGATTTAGCAAAGCACAAAAATTAACAGGAAAAGATGTTTTTGTTGTGTTGTTACTTGAACTGCCAATACGAGCCACTTCTTCTGTTCCTTCTTCGTCTACTTGCTTTGTGTAAGGATTAGAACAATTCATATATAACAATTCTGCACCACCATTACTATCATTCCAACCCAATTGTCCTGTGGCGTGTAAAAATGTAGGCATATCTACATAAAATCTTGGCGTTTTAACTTGTTTTCCCATTAATATCCTCCTGTACTACGAGAAGTTTCTCGTAATTTTCTCGTAAAATTCTTGTATTTTTCTCGTTTTTCTTTCGTAATCTTGTCTACTTTAGGTATATCATAATCAGGTAAATTGTATTTAGTTTTAGTGGCTTTGCCTTTTTTAACATTACTTTTGAAATTATCCCAAGTATCTGCTTCTATTGAAGTATCCCAATATTGATTTTTCCAAGTTGGGTTTACATTTTGTATGTTACATAAAATACGTTTACCCTCTTTGTTGGCTACAATTACCTTTTTTATCTTAATAGTACCTTCATAGGTGAATAGTTGTAAATCTTTAACGGCTAACCCTTGTAAACCTATTAGTAGCATTTTACTTTTATTACCTTGCATTATCCAACCCTCTGGAAGTGTTGGCGTAATATCTGCCGTACCTGTAAAATCTATTTCTATACCTAATATATCTACATTAGATTCAATAGAGCAACTACCATCATTACATATAATTGTAGATTTACCTGTTGCTAATTCTGTTTTATTGTATATCATTTAATTACCTAATATTAAAGCTATTAAAATTACCATATCTTGAACATTAACATTACCATCACCATTCATATCTGCTATGTTTATACCATCTTTATTAACAGGGAAATCTTGCCAATTATTATTAGTTATCGAATTTACAATAAAAACAACATCTAAAACATTTATTCCACCATCTCCATTTACATCGCCCATTAAAACATCTGGTTTAGTTATAGTTTGTGTAAAAAATAAATTATATGTATCTTCTGAAGTAGAAGATTTTACTCTTAATTCATAGAATAAAGTAACAGAATTTCCTTCAAATTGTACATTATCTACAAACATTTTAGGTGTTATTTCTACATTATCTCCGTATTCTGAACTAGTTTCTAATATTGTTAAATTAACTAAATCAAGAGCATTTGTATTTTGGGAACCTACAGGTATTGTATTCCCATTGTATAAAACCTCACCATTAGAGTTCCATATTTTTAACATATCAATTTCTACTCCTGTTTCATAATTAGTGCTAGTAACTGCTGATATTAAACCTGTTTCTAAATTTCCATTATCATTATACCAACTACCATTAAAATATTCTTCTTCCTCGTCTTGTATATTTTGATAAACATCATTTAAATAAGGATTAGGTATTTTATAGTTACCTAAATTATCATCACTCATACCAAAGTCGCCACGATGCACTTGAACTAACTCTAAACTTACTTTACTTAAAGATTTAGATGCTTTAGTAATAAAAAATACAGGATATATAAGTTGTCCATTTTTAGTAAACTCTTGTGTATAATCAAATCCAAAAGCAAGTTTACCACCCATAAGTTCATCAAACTTAATATAATCTCCTACTTCTAAATGTATATAACTTAATGGTAAATCTATTTTTGCTGTTAAATGTTGGTTAGCATACCACATTAATAATCTTCTTTGTAGTTTTCTTGCCGTATCTTTATCTCTAATATAATCAGTTTCTATTTCTAATTTAGCATCTTCTTTTTTTATACCATAATAACCAATATCATAAACCATATTTTCAATATCTAATTGTTGAGTTAGTTCGTCTAATGTATCTTCAAAATTACCATTTTTATCTTCTATACCATAAGTAGTTTGTTCTTCATAATTATTAGAAGCATAATCTTTCTTATATTTAACATTAATTTGATTTTTAACATCTTCTATTTTGGTTAAACCAAATGAATAGTTTATAACATCTAAAATATTTATTTTTTCAAATTGTTCATAATCTTCTATGTTTTGTTTAAGGTCTATAAATTTAAAATTACCTGTACTGTCAAAAGAAGGTATGTAAATAGATGATTTACATAAATTGTTTATAACATTTTTAGCTTCTTTTTGTTCTGTTAATGTGAAGCTATTAATCCAATCATCATTAATATCATCACTTGGAAAATTAAAGTCTTTTTGATAATCTAATTCTTTTTTTAATATATCTTCTAATATTGTATAAGGTTTTGTCATAACAACATCATTGTTTACCCTGCCTTTTATACTTCCATAAAATTTTTCTTGTGTATAATCTGTTATCAATATATCTTGTAAAGTATAAAATTCTTTTAAATTTGCTATAGTTGAAGTCATAAAACTTGTGTCTACGGAAGGTAAACCCCAATTTATGCTATCAAAAGCATCAGTTCTATTAAATGCTCTAATTTGGTTAGTGTATAAATCTCCACCTAAATCATTATTAGTATATCTAAATTCAGTTTCATTAGGCTCAAATGAATGTTGATGGTTTGGAACTTCACAATCAGTTTTCCAAGTATCTGGATTAGGATAATTTTCATCCCATTTATTTTCATTTGATACCATATCTTCAAAAGTAATGTTATCTAAAAGATTATAACTAGTATCTCTTTCAATCAATTCTCTTTCTGACCAAAAAGTAACAGGATACGGAACAACAGTATTTGACAAATTATTATGCGTAAAATAATCTATTTTATAAAATATTTTAGTAGCACATACATAACTTCCTATATCACTAGAAAATTGTAACCTAGCAAAACTTCCTGTATTAGCTCCAACACCATTATTTTGTGCTGTTAAATGTAACCCACTAGAGTAATTTGCATTTTGTATCCATTGTACAGGAAATGTAGATACTTTATTTTGTGCAATATAATTGTTATCTAAATCTTCAAACATTCCATCAGAATCATTTGTGTTGCTTACATTATTTAAATCAGTAGGTTTCCACCAAGAAAATGTAGCATTTAAATTTGTTTCATCCCAATCTGCATCATAATAAGTATCTCCAATACTAAACAAATTATTTAAATCTTGTTCAGAAGAAATATTAGTATAATTATAAACTTCTTTAGTAGCATCTAACATTTCATTATTATTAAAACCAAAAAACTTATTACAAGAACCAAAATAATAAAAAGTCTGACTATTTCCATAACCATCTTCATCTACAAACTCTCGAGGTCTGTGATTATTTGCAAAAAAAGACACTTTTTCAACAGGTCTATAAATTCTAGTTGGTATACCCTGTTTATTTTCATCAGGCGTTTCACCTAAAATCCAATTTTCATATAAAGTAGCACCAACTATTTTAACTTTTGCTGAAGTGTCAACCGTAGAATTTTCATACTCATATATTGTCTTTCCATCATAACTTTCAGAATATTGCCTTCCATAATTATATGGTAATGTTTCACATATTGGCAAATAACCATTGTTATAACAATATATATGACTGTTTTGAGGAATATAATTTGGGTATAATATAGTTTGTCTAATGTATGGATTTAATTTGTCTATATGAGAAGGGTTTGACCATAAGCCACCTATTTCTGTGTTAGACTGTTCTATAATTAATTCATTATCTTTAGTTAAAATTAAAGGCGATTTATCAACATAACCATAAACTAATGGAAATGGTTTGCCTTGTGCTTCTTCATCATAAACAAACTTATTATCTATTGTGGTTTTAGGTATTAAAGTTTTAAGTTTTTGCTCTGTTAAATCTTCTAAAGTAAGGCTTAGAGTTTCAGCCGATTGAGAATAACGTCTAATAGTGCCTGTATAAACAAGTAAACAATCATCTAAAGTGTCTAGTCCATTAGCAGCATAATACACTTGTACTACTGCATTAAGTAAACTAGGAATATCGTCTGAAAAAATCTTACCTTTATAGGGAGCATTTGATATAGATAGAGATACACTTGAAATAGTGTATTTATTGTTTATAATGTCTGCTTTTGAGCTTATAGAAGGACTATTAAGTAGTAAAGGGTTATACGCCTCACCACCTATGTTTGTTTCCTTAATTGATAAATTAATTACTTCTGTTACCGAATCTAATGGTTCATCTATCTGTACACCTTTATATATCCTAACCAAAGGATATAAAGACGTTCTAGTACCATTACCTAGTGCTTGTTTAAATTTAGGAGGTAACGTCAGCATTAACCAATCCCAAAATCACTACCCCTACGGACAGCTTCTTTAATTGATTCTGCAAGTTCACCTTCAACAAAATCTTGTGTTAAAACATTACCTGTAATGCTTACATTAATACTTCCACCACCACCTGATTGATTCATTTGGTTGAGTGTTTCTAAGCCGATAGATTCTACTGCATTTCTACTCATTACAAATTCGCCACGTTCAGCTTCTATCATAGTACCACCTTGTGAGTGTAATCTTCCACCAACATAACCACCTTCAGCATATTGACCTACTGGAGAATTACCACCTCCACTAGTAGCTGCTTTATTAGAAGATGAACCTGAAAGTACAGCACTTAATGCTCCAAACATAGCTGCACCTAATGCAGGAACGACTATATTTGCAGGAAATGGAATTTTAGACATAGCTCCTGCCATATAAGAAACTACTGCTTCTTGCAGTTTAGCTACAATAACTTGTTTAGCAGCAGCTTTACCCGCAGCACTTGCCGTTTTATAGGCTTTACCCATTGAAATAGCAGAATTTAAAATGTTTTTATTAAGTGATATTTCCTTTTTTAATAGAGCTTCTTTTGCTTTAGCAGATTTTTGGTCATCTGTATTCAATTCTTTTTTAACTGCTTTTAATTTATAGTATGCTTGTACTAAAGAAAATAAACCTTTCATTTCTTCATTATTTAACAATCCTTTTTCTGCTAAAACTGTAGCTTCTAATATGTGAGCTTCTATAAGTTCTAATTGAGCTTCTTTTGTTTGTTTATAAGCATCTCTTAATATATCATATATGTCTTTTTGTGTTTTAACACTTTCGCCATCTTCTATTCTTGATAATTTTAAATCTTCAATATTTTGGCGTAATGTATCAATACCTTCTGCTTCTGCTTTTGTTAATTGACCCATCATATTCATTAATAATGCTTTGTTTAGCATTACTTCTGCTTCTTCTATTTGAGTGTCTACATCATCTTTTCTTAAATCTATTAAATATTCTTTTAATGATATAATATCTTTTTCAGCGTCTCTTAAATTTTGTTGTACAGATTTTTTATGTTCAAGTGTTGTTATTAATTGTGCTTCACCTGCTTCTAAATCTCTACCTAATTCTATTTCTTTTTTCTTTATTTCTAATGCTACACCTTTTAATTCAATTTCTGCTTGAATTGTATCTATTTGTTTTTGTATTGCAGCTTCAGATTCAAGAACACTTTTAATATAATCTATTTGACTTTCATCTAACTTGCCTGTTGCATTGCGAGCCAATTTCATCTCATCGGCTACTTTATTAATTCTTTCGTTAAGTTTCTTTTGGTCCTCAGACAATTCGCTTGTAGATGCAAAATAAGACGCAATACCAGTAACTAAAAAAGCAATAGCTGATGCTGCTGCTACATAAGGATTAGATTTCACAGCCATATTAAAAGCTCTTTGTACTACAGTAGCTTTGCCAGTTACTAACATTAATCCTATTTTACCTGCTTTTAAAATAGCTAAACCACTTGTATATGCAAATGTAGCAGTTTTACCAGCAACAAAAGCAGCAGTTAATGATGTTACAGCACCAATTAAACCTCTTAATACAGATAAAGGTAAAGCTTCTGATATGCCTCTTAAGGCTTTAGCAAATGCTAATACCATAGGGACTAATGCTTCACCTAATCTTTCTTGCATATCACCAAAAGCGTTGCTAGTTTGTGCTAATTGACCTTTTGTAGTTTTAGCCATTAATTTAGATAATTCACCAAATTTTTGTTTAACTCCCTCAGTAATAGCTATAAATCTTTCTTGTTGTGATAATCCAGATTCAAGTTCTACACCATACCTTGATAAAGCATTTGTAGAAGAACCAAATGTTTTGGCTATTAATTGACCTGCTGTATTTAAATCTATACCTAAACCTGCTGCTAAATCTAATGTTGCCTCTGTTAATCCTTTAGCTTGTTCTTCATTAGCTCCAAAAGCACCCATAGTAGCTATAACACTATTAATTGTTTCATCACCAAACATAGTAACTTGTTGTAAAGCACTAGAATATTTTCCTAAAGCTATTGCAGAATCAGTTCCAAATACTCTAGCCATTTTTAAAACACTTTCTTCTTGTTCACCAAAAAGTTTTACTTGTCTTAATATTGCAGAAGAAACTAATGTCATAGCAAATGATGCTAATAATAATTTAGAACGCATTGTAGCAAATCCGTTAGATAATAATCTACCACCATTAGTAATGTTTAACATACCTTTATTTAATTGTACTGTTTTTATACTAGCGATACTCATAGCTTTTGACATTTGTCCTAAAGCTGTTGAGTTTCCTCTTAAAGCAAGTTTGACTGTATTAAGATTAATACCTAATTTTTGAAATGTAGTACCTGCAGCTTTAACAGATGCAGTCATTTTGTTTAGTTGTAGTCTAATTAATTTTTGTGATTGTGCTAATTGTTTTTCGGCAGCTTGTTGTTTTTTTAATAAAGCAATTTCTTTTTTTCGTTGTTTTTCTTTTGCTATTAATTGTTTTTCAGTTGCTATTCGGTCTTTTTCTCTTTGTAAAATAACTTCTTTTAAAGATTGGAATACTTTTTTATTAGCTAGTTCTTCTTTTTTAGTTTCTATAGCATTTGTTCTTTTTGCATCTATACCTTTAATAGTTGCTATATTTTGTTCATTAAGGGCAATAGTTAATTTATCAATATTTTTTGCACCTTCGTGATTTCGCTTACTAAATTCTTTTAATTGTAATAATTCTTTACCTCTACCTGCAACAATGCCTACAGAAGCATCTATTTGACGTTGTGTTGCTCTATTAAGAGTATTTGTTGATTGTTCTAATTTTTGATTAGATTTAGTTGCTTCTTTTGTTCGATTATTTATTTTTTTAAGAAATGTGGCTAAACCACCATCATCAACCCTAAACTTTATTTCAAAATCATCAGCCATTTGTATTTGCCTCTCTCGTTGCCTTATCTCTCATTCGTTTCTCTTTCTTGGCTAGAGCGTTTTTAATTATAAAAAAGTATTCAACCCATATTGCAGGTTGTTCTCCATAGTCACCTTTATGTGCAGGTGTACCTGTTTCTGTACAGTATAAATACTTATTAATTAATTTTAAATATTTATCATTACGAATATGATTTAGGCAAGTAAAAAAAGGTATTTGTGCTATGATACTTTCAACAATATCAAAACTCTTACCTTGTTGCTCATTGAAGTTTATTGCTTCTTCTCTAAGCAAACTTATTACTTGCCACACATCATCTACATTTTCAAATGTACGAGTTTCATAACCATTTTCAGTTGCTATTGGCAACTTTGCATCGTAAGGAAACTCACAATATGAACAGCCTCCACAGCCATCCGACATTAAAGTCAGTTCTACTTGGAGGCTTTGCCTTCCCCCACAAGATAACGATTCTGCATTTCTGTAAAAATAGCAGTTTTATCTTCTAGGGATAGTGTTTTTAGGAACTCATCTGATGTATCACCATCAACACCTATACGAATCCATTTAGTCATTGTTGAGTGCATCATTTTTACACCTAACACATCACCATTTGGTTTATAATCGTATTGTACTGAATCAAGCATTTCATCTCTTTCGTCTATTGATACATCTTTTAACTTAATTTTCATTCCTGATTTAAGTTTGATTTCCATTGTTTATTTCCTTATTTATTTGTTAGTTATTAAGCGTTACTTAAATCAATGATAAGTAACTCATCTGTTCCATCATCTACTGCTTTAATTGAACAATCAAGCATCATTATATCACCTTCTGAAAGTGCTACGTTAGTCAATACTCCATTAGCAGTATCTATACCAAATTTACCATTATTTACAATAATAAACATATCTTCTGCTTTAATTGCTCCTCCGTCAAAAGTTGATATCATATCTTTAGTGTTTGTATCATATTTAATTTGACAATCGTGAGTAACAGCACACTCAACACCTCTACTTACAACTTCATAACCTCCACTTGTAATACCTGTAAACACAGCAGGGTAATCAATTGTAGTAGTAAAATTATTCAATACTGATTGAACGCCATATACTAAAATGCCACTTGCAGCAGCTAAAGTTGTGCCATCGTCATTTCCATAAGCTGTGATTGTTGGTGTTACTTGAGAATCTAAATCAGGTATTCTTCCTGTTTGTAGAGTTGCAGACCATTTATATCTACCACCTTCAGTACCTACATCAGCAGTAATTGAAAAGCTAGTTACTACACAGCCAAACAATTCTATACCTCTTTGATTAGTAACATCTGATGGTTGCAATACTACAGTTAATGATGAAGCATTGTTTGTTACTGCTGCACCATATCTTTGTCCTACTATTTTATGAGCACTTGCTATTGTTTGATTTGTGTTATCTGTTTGTGCAGCTCCACAAATATTAGCTATAAGTAATCTGTGTCCAACATCATCGTGTAATGTGCCTGAAAGTCCTAACTCTACTACTCTCAATGTTCTATCGTGAAAAAAGTCCTCTGCCTTTAGAGTAGCTCCAACCCCACTTCTAACATCTAATGCTTGTGTAACATTAAGTGATGGGAATGATATTGAATCAACATCTAATTGATTCATTGTAGTGCCTATACCTGTAGAACCTGCATTTGTTGCATCTGAAACTACGGCACATCTCCACTCTTTAGGAGAAAACGCTTGTGGTGCATTTGCCATTATTTACTCTCCTTTTTGCTTGTTGCTTTAACTGCTGAAGTTTTTACTAAACCTTCAATAGTTTCAGCGATTTGTTTAACTTCTATTTCTTTACCATCTTGTAATTCATCCCAAGCGTCTTTATCTACACCACAGGACTTCCAACAATTAGGTAATATTATGTTTTTATCTTTTAGTTTTATTTTCATAAAAACTCCTATTCTATGTTACCTAGATGTTGTCCTCGCCATACTAGCTGAACAACATACTCGTTTTCGTCATCTAAGGCATTTAGCTGTGTTGATTCAATTCGACAATTAAAACAATTACTACTATCTGTCAATACCATAGATATGTTATCGTGTATTAACGCCTCAATTCTTGATACAAACCTTAAAACGTGGTCTAATGATGTTTTGTTCACGTTAGGGTCTGCAAAATAATAAAACATATTAACTTCGTATTCTCTAGTTTCACTATGAGCCATATACTGTGTTAATGTGCTACCTACAGGGTCTAGCCTTAAATATTGATTACCTTGCTCTTTTTGCTCGTGACCAATATATACAGGTAAAGTACCCTTAAATTCTGTTCTTAATGTGTTACGTAATTTATTAAGAATATTAGTAAAATTGCTAGTAAAATTTACAGGCATTAGTAAACCCTTCCGTGTTTTCTAATTCTAGTCATTTTTACAGCTTTACCACTAGAAGCATCTATATCTTCATAAGCACCGAATACTTCTATTTCCCATTCATCGTCTTGTATAGCATTAGATGAACCTGCAAATCTTATTTCTAATCCACTAGATAGCTGTTGATAGTCGCCTGTAATAACTTCATTTTTTATTACTTCTATTTCT